ACACTTGGAACTCTTCGCCCTTGTATATGTACGACTTAGTATGCGGATTAGCAAAATAAGCATCAATCGCCTTTTGCAATTCATCCGCAGTCTTGTACTTACGTGACTTTCTCGGTTGCGTTTCGCGATTGCCTACTTTCATTAATTAGTGCCTTTACCCTCTGATGTGGTCCATGCAGTGATTTCTACATCGTCGCCTAGTGACCATGTTGCAGCGCTTAGAATCATGTCTGTACCTGCTGTACCTGCTGTGCCGTTACGCATCACTGCGCCACCTGAGTTTTTAAGCACGTAGTGATAAGGCGCACCTGTACCGGCTGCGCTTGCTGTAACTGCGGCTGGCAAGTTAAGGCTTGATGAGCGGTTGCTTGCTGCACCGAAAGCGGGATTTGCTAGTATGAATGTAGCTAACACCGTGCCTGTTGCAGCACTGTCAATATCTGCCGCGTTACCGCTACGGATTTCTACGCTGCCACCATTTGCTAATGCGTTTCGTGCATCAAGAGCCGCATTACACTCTGCTACTGAACGTTGTGCCATTATTTTACCCTTATGACGTTGTTGCGGCTTCTCACTCTTATAGTGCTAGACCGTCTATTGCTAACTGAAATTGTTTTACTTGGAGTTAAGCGAATTACTGGCAACTGAATATAACAGGCCTCTTCAAAGTCGCCTGTCGTTTCTGTCACCTTAACCGTAAAGCTGCTGGTTAAATTAACCTGCGCATATTCATCAAAGTCTTGCGCCAACTCCGTTACTACTGCTGATATGTTAGCACTAATCTCGGCGGTTGACGATTCTGCAAACGATTGACTCAATTCTGTGACTATTGCGGCGAGTGAGCCTGATATGCTAGTTGATGCCGATTCGCTGAAATCTTGACTGGTTTCTGTGACTGATACCGAAACGATATTGTTTGTTATCGTTGCTGATGAGGACTCAGTGAATGAGGCGCTAACTTCCGTTACTTGGGCTGACAATGTAGCCGTGAATGATGCCGCAGAAGACTCGCCAAAGTCTGATGTTGTCTCGGTAACCGATACTGTCAATCCTGTTGGTGCATCAAACAACTCCCACTGGCTATTATCAGCAGGAAATGTCGCATCAAGTGCGCCATCGTTAGTACCTACGTTATCGGTATAAACGCGGTCGTTACCGCTTGTGAGCGTTTGCTTAATGCGAGACTCGACAAGAGTTCCGTTTTCCCATACCTCAAACCGGTAAACCTTACCTGTGAAGTTACCGGTATTATTCAGGTTATTAAGAATAAAATCATTGGTTTGAGTACCTATAACGCCCTGAGGCGTACCATCGATAAGCCATGACACCTCGTCAGCGGTTGCTTCAACTCTGATTACTGTACGCGTGTTGACTGTTACTGGCGTTGTCGATGTGACATTAGGCAGTCCAGCCAAGTTATTGTTTAAATCCCAAAATCCACTGTTAGCGCGCAAATACCTAAAGTTGTTATCGTTAAAGTTTATAGCGCGTTGATTGGTTGTATTAGGAACCTCTAATTCCAACTCCCACGCCCACGTACCCCTAAGCGCTTTAGGTGTAAATGAGACTGTGCCGCCGCTAGCAAAGTTTAATGAATAAGGCATGGTATCAAGCGTTGTGGTAGAATTGTCTTAGTATACGCTTATAGCAGGCGAAAAAAAAGCTAACCAACAATATGAGGCAACAAAACAGACTCAACCTTCTCTACGTAGAAACTTCTTATCCTTGAATCTTTCTCTTTTTTTGCTATTTCCTTAGCCCTGTTAATTTTTACTTCAAACCAAGCCATGCGCGCCTCCATTTCACTGTAAAACCTATCCTCTTTTTTTCTTCCGCATCCGTTAGCCAAAAAGTAAAATGAATCACCACTTGATATTTTATATACCCCTGTTCTTTTGTGGTACTCACCTGGCTGACATCGCCAAGCGATTAGATTGTTGGCGGCTCTAGATACGAAAGCACAATTTTCTGGTGAATAAATAAGCCCGTCGCCAAGTATATCCTTGTCTAAGTGCTGACCTGCCCAGTCCTGCTCTTTCATCCACTTTTCGAAATTACTAAATCTAATCCAATCTTTGCATACAGACACCCTTTTATAAGTTTTTTGATTTTTTAGTGTCGCAGGACTGTAGCACCTAGCCATCATCTGAGACCACCTTCTGTAATAAGGACACCAAATCCTTTCACCATTAACGCGAACCTTTACTGGGTGGTCAGAGTCATTTATACCTATACCATATATTAAACTCATAAACTTTCCTTTCTTAAATTTAACTTTCCAAAAAGCCCCATTTAACCAAAAAATAGCCCGTGAAGGACGGGCTTAAAGGGAGATTGTGAAAGTGCCTTTAATCAACTCAACAAAAGCATTGCTATAGTTTCATATAACTCCTAGCGATGTCAATACATGATTCAAACAGAATCCGCCCATCCAACTAATCAGAATAGCCAAGCAAAAAGAGCGCCGCTCATTTTTTGACTTTAGTAAAATAATCCCTAGCGCGATTATAGAAATTAACAGTATAAAATAAATCATAAATCTGACTCCTTAGTCATTACACGTACCATAGTCTATTGCAACCACTTTAAGCGGTATCATCAATACGTTGGTGTCGTACTCACTATCGAAGTGCTCGTATATACCATCGATAGCCTGTTGCAATGTGCCTGCGCCAATCAGCCTAAGCGTGTGCGTATTGCCTGCGAATTCTACTGTAGCGGTTGCGTATTTCATTTCTTTCTCACAATCACGTAGCAATCTTCTACTTTTCTGCGGCAAATAACGTTAACTATTCTTGGTTGATTGCTTTTTGTTTTCTTTTTCCCGATAAGCTTAAAGTACCTAATCATCTTCTACCCCACTTAGGCGCACGTTTGCGGTCTGATTTATTTCGTCTTTGTGCCTTGTTGTTTCTGTATATCTCGTCAAGCACATGTTGTGGAGGGTCGCCAATAGTCAGTTTCCCAGACTCTATTTCTGACCTAATAAATTCCTGCAACTCCTTGTAGGAACTTAATCTCTCGTAATCTTCCGCATCAACTAAGTCAATCCACGCTGAAAACGAATCTGCGGTTTCAATGCTGTTGGGCATTTCCACTAAAGAGCTATCGTCCGGAAGTATTGGGTCAGCAAACCATTTTTCAGTTAACCACCACACAACAACAGCAGGTATAATGCATAGAAGTAGAAACAAATGCCATCCGTATTCATAACCGTTAATCAATTCAATCATTTACCGCCACCTTTAGCCCATTCAAAAATAGACTTAATTGTCGGTGGAGAATCTATATCTCCAATATCACTAAGAATTGAACCGACAAACAAAAAACAATAGCCAAGACCGCTGCAAGCGAAAAGAAACAAAGCTACTGGCAGAAAAACAGGAATTAAAATCCATGCTCTATAATTTACTCTCACTTCCTTCTCCTAATCAACGACTTCAAAATCTTAGCAACAGCCAACGTAGCGCCACAACACAAAACAGCCATAGCCAAGCCTATCCCAATCATATAAAGCGGGTCAGATTGGATTAGGTGCGCAAATTCGGAATATTTGAAGGCTAGCATTGTTTTTGCCCCTTGCGTAGTTGTTCTTCCAAAAACTTTATATGCTCTAAAACCCAGCTAGTGCTACCAAAAGCACACTTCTTCGCTGTCTCTAGTTGTTTCTCTATGGCGAATTTGTTTAGTAGTGCTTTTGATTCCGTATTATCAATTTCAAATAGGCGGTCGATTGCCGCCCCCATATCCATTTCAGTTAACTCGCAGCAAGCTTCAACGTTAGCAGCTAACTCTAAATTAATTTTCTCCAACTTCTTCGCACGCTCATTAGCCTTTGCTAGTTGCTGCTCAAGCCTGTCAATCTTCTTTTTCATTGCGTATTTGTCTGGTAAAAAATAGGGTTTATCCATCACTCTTGCCCCTTGCGTAGTTGTTCTGCGTACTCGTCCAAAAATGCAACCATACAATCAATACCATCTCTATATTCGATTGGCATAGTGTCAAATTGCTTTTTAAACCAGTTTTTTGATTTTATTTCAGCATACTTGAATGCATCTTTAATCGCTGAAACTTTATCTGATACAGAATCTCGCTCCAACTCCCTAGCACGCTCATTAGCTTTTGCTAGTTGCTCTGATTTCTTTTCAATGATTTCAATTAACTCATTAATATCGCTCATTCTGACCGCTGGCCAACCGTCAGGTTTGTGGTCTTCGTTTAACAATTTCATTTGTTCTAGTAATTCGCTCACTTATCTTGCCCCTTGCGTAGTTGTTTATCTTGGCACTTGCAGTAAGTCCCGTAAGCGCCACATTCTAATTCACAACTACTATGGTTATTAGCGAGAACTTGCTCCTGTTTACTGTTTAGTTCAGATAGCTTGGTAACCATTGAGTTGTACTTTTCGATAGGCACAAAGAAAGTTCCGTCTGTTACGCTTGGGTGTGGAAACATATCAACAATGCCAGAATGGTATACGCTAATGCATTGTTTTAAATGCTCAACACTCTCATTAGCTTTTTTTAATTCGTCCTGGCATGATTCAAAAGCACAGAAAAGCGCTTTGTAATCCTCATTAGCCTTTGCTAGTTGTTCGTGCAAAGATTTCAATTCATTTTCAACGCTTGACTCGTGGTAGTACCAAGTACATTCCTCTACTTGCACAGCATCAGCGCTATTAAAAAAATCAGTAAATAGACTTTCAACTTTAGACATTTCAAAGCCGTTTAGACATTTATTTAGACATTCGTTAGACATTCTTAATCTCATTTTTTCGCTTTGGTTAATGGTACTGTTACGGATTCGAACCGCATACACACCTGCGACTAGGTGTCGGGATTGGCGCACTACACCAACATAATTAACTAGTATTTCAGTTTGGAGCTATACCCTAGCAAGCCATTTTGCTATTCAATCCCATTACCAAAACGCCCTATTGCTAGGGACGTTTAAACATTACACCCTAACCCGTCACTTAACAACTCTGACCAGTAAAACTTCCACTCGTTAACGGCATCAACGCAAACGCTCTAGCATAAGCGCCGCCCTGCTTGATTTTGTTGCGGCGTATCGTTTCGCTGATAATCGAGTGCTTTCGACTTGCTCTTGAAGTATCGCGCGATGTTAACCCTAGGTGCTGTGCTGTCTTTTTACTGCTCGTTAGATGCACGTTTTTAAACACTGCATCGTAAATCTGTTTGCTTTTTTTATCCATTGCCGTACTGCTCGCTTATTTTTGCAAATAAATGATATTCCCCGTCACGCTCGATAATCATGTGCTCTTTCTTTAGCTTCATGTATCTTGTGAGCGTACCACGCTGGATGCGTAACATGCTGGCAACCTTTGACTGGTTGCCGCGTGTCATTACTAAGAGGTCTGATATTGTTAGCATTACAATCCCGCCTCATGCTCTAGTTTTGTTCTGTATGCTTCGCGTAGTAGCATGTCAGCAGTATCTTCAAATAGCTCACCAATAAAGTTAACTGCTATTTCTGTACTGCCATCCATAACACTATCAAGTATTATTTCAACCTGCTTGTTGTCGGTTGCCATGTCCGCTATTACATCTCGATACTTAACCAGCAGCCCGTTATCATCACCCTCACGCAGACGCTCAACCGCATCGGCTAGTTCTTGTTCGTTTATCATTGTTCTTCTCCGTAGATTTCGAATGCTGTTACTTTCTCTGTCGCGCCTCTAAGTTCATCGACACTGAAAGAATTCGCATCATGCTCGCCATGATTGTCAGTTGCGATACACATTTTTACATCCAAATCACCATGCTTGGCGATAAGCTTAACCAAATCTCGTACTAGTATTGTTGCTTTCACAATTCTCTCCTTTAAAAACTAAGCGCACCTTAACACGACGGATGCGCTTAACAGATTAGACCAGTTAGATTATTTCGTATTTCTGCTTAATATTGTTAACCTCTGAACTGTTCGTCTGGCGCGCCATAAGAATATCCCACGCTTCCGCCTTGGTCAGCTTTGGCTTGATGGGTTTTAGCGCCTCATGATCAACAATTTGGTAATCCCCTTCCTTGCACAAAACAACTATGTCTTCGTCTACGTCTGGTTTGTTAATAATGATTTTGCATTTGCGACCGTCAAGAGTATGCGTCCACTTCTCGCACTCTTGCTCTGCATCCGCAACGGTTTTTGTTTGTGAGGGGCGATTAACATCAAGTTCACTGAAAAACTTATCGGTATCAGCAGAGCACCCTGCTCTATGCTTTAAGTTTGCCCACTTGTAAAACTCGTAAACCGCATTAACAGCATTATCATTCCAATCAATCATTTGTTTTGTTCTCCAATAATCAAATCCCAAAGCGGACTAAATTTATTTACTAGCCCTTCATCTTCAATGACTCGATAAACAACTTCGAGTCTATTGGCCAACCTCTCATTCTCCCTCACCAACTCAATCCAATCCTGTGGCGTTGGCGCTGTTGCTTTGATTTCTTTCATAGTTCACCTCCAAACAAATCATAACCGTTACAGCTTGATGAGCACCCATCTTGCTGATTATCAGCACCAATCATTCTCCTTAGTGCCCATGCGTCGTAATGCTCCGCTTCCCCTATTATAATTTCGGCGCTTCTATGCCCCCTAAAAAACAACCTGCTTTTTTCGTTATCTTTTATGTCCATGTATTCACTTTCAAACCACTTGAAAGCTTCAAATCTTTCTGGGTGTTCTTTTGCTAGAAGGTAAAGCTTTCTGTCTGACTTCTTCCAACACGTAGCGCAATTGCCTTCATGCTCTTCAAGCTCCAAGTTGAAAGGCTGATCCTCCCAAAATATATTTACATCCTCTTTGTTCATAGGAAACCAGTCGCATATAGGGAAAACAAGATTGTATTTGTTTAACTTATTACTGTAACTCTTAAGCAGTTTAAGTTCTTTTTTCCCTATCAAGTGGAAAAGAGGATTATCTCTTAAATGCACAATTCTTGATGGGCCGGAATTTCTAAAATGCAAATCATTGACACCAATGTCTCTTAATATCTTCCTAATTGGCGCGCTGCAAACCCTATTAGGCTCATCGGCCCTAAAACCCAAAGCCTGTTTATAGTGCTTTGTATTTATCGACGTGCGATAGGATTCTATAACTTGCTCCTTTAGTCTGTCAGAGCATTGCGGGTAAGCTTGGTTTGGCACGCCGTTTTTTCTAACGTGAGAATGAAAAGGATGTAGAGGGTCTTTGTATTGATGAATTCTATAAGCATCTTCAAAGTTTGTTATGCGGTGGGTATTGCCCTCATTATGACCATGTACGACAGCCTCTAACCAAACAATGTTTAGCCCGTAGTGTTTATCGCACTTATCAACAAACTCCAGTGTCTCTTCGTTTTCAAGTCCGGTGTTGGCAAATACACAAATCTGCTCATCAAAAATGTCCATGTATTTATCTTTAACCGTGATGGCTTGGCACATTGATGTTTTGCCGCCGCTTGTGTTCGTTATTATCCCTGCCACTTCTCAATCTCCTCTTGTTTGTTGGTTAACTATACCGCCTCAGATTTAACCAACTTCCCCTTCGTGCGAATGTAGACATTACCATCATCATCTGCATGCGCGTCGTTATCGAGCCACCGTCTAAGCTGGTACGGGTGAATATCGTAAGCCCTGGCGAATGATAGTTGGCTAGGGTATTCGGTTAGTAGGGTTTTTAGTGGTGTCATTATTTCGACCCCTTAGGTGACTCTAGCTTGTTAATTCTTACGATTGATTCGGCTGGCAGCATTGCTTTGCTTTTTGTCTCAATCTTAATGAATGGCGTAAAAACATCCGTTAAATCTTTTAGCGCCTTAACAGTGCGCACAGAGTTGAGAACGGCGTACAAGTCTTTGGTTAATTCGTCCATTCTTTTGACCATGTTTGCTCCAGCAGCCCAGTGAGCTTTGATTTCTTCCGTTGCCTCTACGGTTATTTGCCCGTATGCGCTAACGTATGTTTCTTTAACCCCAAAGCATTCACTAAGAATGTAGATAGAACGACCATCTTTACTAAACGGGTTAGTTGCTTTCTTGCGGTTGTATATACCGTAGATATCAACACTCAATGAATCAGTTGTTCTAACCGTAGTCGATGTATCTTTACCTTTAAGGGTGTTCATTATCTTTTTACTGAACCCTTTATCCGCTGCGTTTTGAGCTTCAACTAAAATTGATTTAGCTTTATTCTCCCATTCAGATACTTCATCTTTAAACTGGTCTTTAACTACCGATAAAAGCAAGTCGCTTTTCATCTGTTTGTTTAGTGCTGTCATTTCAATCTCCTGATTTAGGTTGGCGTTATTTCCTCGTTGGCATGTGTATAGAATACCACTTATTCGTGTACGGTCAACACTTATTTGTGGTTTATTTGCTGGTCAGAGCAGTTAATCAAAATTTATTATCGTAACCATAAATTTCTTTAATGGGTAAGCATATTTTGCATGCAAAGTAAAGCAACTATTTGATTTATCTACTCAATTCGCCATATTCTCACGCCGCCCTCTAATTTTCTGCATGTGTACTTCATGCCGAATCTAGCCATTGCCTTTCTTATTGTTGTTACAGTGTTGTCTTTGTGCCCGTAAAGAGTTTCGATGAAAACGCTATCACCAACATTCATGGCTTTAGCTATGTCTGACTTAGGCTTTTTCTTTTCTTTCTTAACTCTAGGCTTAGGCATTGGAACTTTTTTATCGATAGTAATATTCATAAAAACCTCAACATTAAATTTAACCACTTTCTTAAGTTTGACCATAATAATATAAATGCCCACAAATGGCAATATTTACCAATGCCCACAGAATGACACTGATATAAATCTTGTTAGGTCTGCACTATTTCCCATTAAAATCAACCACTTAAATAAAACTGGGGCAGTGCGGGCGTATTGTGGGCGCTTTTTTGCCATCTCTTTTTGCCTTTAGTATCAAATACTTAGCCTTTATTTAGCCCAGATGGGCGTAGTAGCGTGTTTGTGTATATGTACTTTTAAAGAGGTAAAATTATAGTTATTAATAATTAATACATACAACCCCTCCCTTATATCTATAATTTTTAATTAAACTATTGTTTTATAAAGAAAAAAACGGAGGCAAAACATACTCCCACAAGAACCACAAAATTCACGTAAGCAATTGATAAGCATATAAAATATTGCGACTCTAAAAAGCTCCCACTTTTAGCCAAAAAGCACCCATACACAATTACTAGTTGTAATATGTGTTTATAGCTAATAGTATTAAACACGGTTATAAACCTAGAGGAAAAACAACACATGAAGTCTTTCGAGCAAATTAAACAAGAGCAAGCATCGGAACTGATGCGACTAATTGAGTTTGCAGGCAGCCAAGCGCGACTTGCTAGAGCATTGGATGTATCACCCCAGGTGGTTCAAAATTGGGTTAAGCGTGGGCGCATTAGTGCAACGTGTGCAATTGAGGCCGAACAGCAAACCAATGGCTTTATCACAAAAGAAGAGCTGCGCCCCGATGTGGATAACTGGTTGACTGAGCAATAAGCCTTATGGAATTTCGCGTTGATGATATTGAAAAGTGGGCAGATGAAAACAATTGCACGTTGGCACATGCCGCCGTTGCTCTTGGTAGTCCACTGATAACAAAAACACCAGTTTGGCCTGATGTATCGCCGATTGAAATCGAAAGCGAAAGACCGAACCCGCAAATTGCAACAAGTCAAAGAGGGGATATTTTAACACTAGTAGCTAAACAGTTAGCCGATGCAATACAGTTTCCAGTTAACACGGCGTACTTGCACAGCTTGGGCGTGACAGCCTCTGCAATGACTAAGGGCTTTAAGATTAAGTATGGTTTTGATTCTGTACCTGCAAACCTTTACGTCATAACGGCACAACCACCAAGCACAGGCAAGAGCGCGGTTAACGGCAAGCTTTATGCGCCAGTATTTAAAGCTTACAACAAGCTTAATGAAGAAACCGCGACAGAGCGCAAACAGCTAGAGCGAGAAATCAAGCGCCTTGAAAAAGAGCTTGATAAGGGCAGCAGCAAGGAAGGCGATGAGCAAGAAATCATGGATAAGATAGCGGTTAAGGAAGAAAGGCTCGCACTTATTCCTGAGTGGCAAGGCACGTTAACCGATACTACCATTGAGGCCGCTGAAATGGTTGCACGTGAGCAAAACGGTATGTTTAACATCATAAGCGCAGAGGCTGAATCAATTAACGTTATTGTGGGCGCTGTATACAGTGACGACAAAGGCGGCAACAAATCAAACCAAGGTTTACTTCTTAACGCATGGGATGGTGAGTATGTAAATACTAAGCGCGTAGGCCGCAAAGGCTTTTCTGGTTACGCTAAATCAACAATAAGCGTTATTGCGCAGGAAGATTCGATTGATACCATTCTTGCCGCTGGTGCGTCTGGTCGCGGATTGACTGAGCGCTTTTTGCTTTTGTTTGAAAACTCAATGCTAGGCCATCGTGACCATTTCAAGCAAACACGCATAGATAAATCATTGTTCAGTCGATACGAATCAATGATTGAGAATGTTGTGCGCGAAGAAGATGTTGAACTTCGTTTTAGCGATAGCGCAAACCTTATCATTAAAAACTACATTGCAAGCGTTGAGCCTGAGTTGCGCGATGATGGCGCTTTCAGTAACGCATTGTTAACGGGTTTTATGGGTAAGGCAGACAAGCACATAAGAAAGCTTGCAGCGGTGCTGCACGTAAGCGAGGCTTGGCAGGATGGCGGCTCTCGCTCTCCCATTATAGAAGACGATGCAGCAATGTGGGCGATGGGTATCTTTGACGAGCTATCAAAAACCTTTATAAGCGCATCTGACAATTTGGGCTATGTTGGTAAAAAGTCAGAGATTGAAAAGTTGCGCGTGGTGTTCACGCAATTAGCTGAAAATGGGAAATTGAAAACAACCGTTGCAGCTATACGCGACAAGGTGAAAAACTCAAAACCGTTTAAAGGCTCTCGAAATCTGCAAAGCAAACTTAAAAATGATTGCTTGCCAGTGCTTGAAGGACATAGCTATATCATCGTAAGTGGCAATGATATTCACATTAACCCAAGGCTTAAATAATGGATAAACACGATATTGAATACGTCAAAAAGTCGAATGACATTGTTTCAGTCATTAACAAGTACGTACCGCTAAAGAAGAATGGTAAGAATTACGTTGCCTGCTGTCCTTTCCATAGTGAAAAAACGCCATCGTTTACCGTTGACGAACAAAAACAGTTTTATCACTGCTTTGGTTGTGGTGCGCACGGCGATGTTATTAAGTTTGTTATGGAGTATAGCGGTTTAGATTTTAAGGAGGCATACAAAGAGCTTGGCGGCGCTGGTGAGTTCCAGGCAAGTGCAACCGTTTTGAAAAACATCAAAGATGCGGAGAAGATTAAAAAATTCAAAGCGCCCGATGATGACAAGCAGGATGGAGAACTAGCAAATAAGATATTAAGCAAGTGCGTAAATGAGCATGTTGGAGGTGTTGACTTTTTTAAATACAAGGGCGGTTACGTATTGCCCGTTTACAATGCTGACTTTGAACTGGTTAACGCGGTCAATTTTCGCCACGGTCAAACAATGCAATACATAGCTGGTGGGTTAACCTATGGCGGCTTTACCCCTGTAAAGGTTAATGATAGCGATAACTGGCTTGCATGTGTGTCGCTTGCTGATGGTCGTTACTTAGCGCACGAATTGAATATCAATGTTGCTGTGTGTTGGGATGTTTACAGCATGAAATACTTGTGCAAGTGGAATCATGGAGAAATGAAAGTGTGGCCTGTCATCCGTGAGTGTGACGATGATTGGCTTTGCTATGAAATGAACTGGGTAAAACTAAAAGAAGATAAAACAGTGGAGAAAATGAAGTGCTTAAATTAAGACATTACCAGCAAGAGGCGCACGATAAAACAATAGCGCATTGCAAAGAATCAAACGAACCTGCCTTTCACTCGCAATCGGTGGGCGCTGGTAAATCACTATTACTTGCATTTATCGCAAAGCACATTACCGATAAGAAAGGGCATATTCTTATTCTTGCTAGACAAGGTGAGTTAACCAGTCAGAACAGCGAAGAATACAAAATGATTGGTGGTAAGTGCAGCATATACAGCGCATCGCTTGGTATGAAATCAACGTTTTACCCAGCTGTGTTTGGTACTGAGGGAACAGTGAGCCGAGCCCTTGATACTGATTTTGCATATAACGAGAAAGAGCCGAAGAAATCACCAGGTTTTTACCATGCGCTTGCTATTGACGAGGCGCACATGGTTGATTGGCAGGACGTTATAAAAGACGAACCAACTACGCAATACGGTAAAATCATAAAACACCTCATGACCATTAACCCGCAAATAAGAATATTGGGTTATACGGGTTCGCCGTTTCGCAACAACTGCTCAATACTTGGAGATTTTTGGAAGAAGCAACTTTCTGACGTGTCAACTTATCAACTAATCAATGAAGGCTTTCTTGTGCCGCCTGTGTTCGGCTTCGCGGACGATGACCACCATTACCAAGGTCTTGATAAGTATTCGCCAAGCGATAACGCCAGCGCAGACGATTACAGCGCCAAAGAGTTAGCCGCTATGGGGCGAGAGATATGCAAACAGAAAGACAAAACCGCGCTAATCATGGAAGAAGTAATTGAGCGCACAAGAAACCGATTAGGCGTATTGATTACCTGTGCCAGTAAAAATCATTGTGAGCAGGTGGCAGAGTGTTTGCCGCTTGGTAGTTGGGGTATTGTTACCGACAGCACAGGCAGCAAAGAGAGAAAAAGAATATTGGACGATGCCAAGAGTGGCAAAATTAAATATGTGATCCAAATTGGGTGCTTAACAACAGGAGTGAACGTGACGCGGTGGGATTGCCTTGTATTCCTTCGCAAGATTGGCAGCTTAGTGCAACTAATACAATTAGCTGGTCGCGGACTTCGCATCCTAAAAGATGAGCAGATGGCGCAAGGCATGGAAAAGCACGATTGCCTGATGCTTGATTACACAGACACATTTGAGGCTATGGGAAAGATATTTGATGACCCGATAGTGCAAGGCGCGATGGCAGCAAAGAGCGAAAAAGAATATGAGGTGCAAGAATGCCCAAAATGCGGAACTGAGAACAGTGAGTTTGCAGTGCGTTGTCGTGGCGCTGATTCTAGCGCATCAGATGGGCGCTGTGAGCATTATTTTAAATTTACGATGTGTTTAGCGTGTGAAACAGAAAACGCGCCCACGGCTCGCACATGCCGCAATTGTGACGCAATACTTATCGACCCAAATGCATCGTTAAACAGGAAATCATACACAGACGCGGATTATAAGCCAGTCATTAAGATGCGCTTAGAGCTGGCGAAAAATGGTGGCATATGGGTTAATTACAGCCTTGACAGTACATATCACAAATATGGTATTGATCGCCCCGAAATTGCGCGTGAGTTTTTCGACCCTGAAAGTAAAGAGCAGTTTAAAAAAGCGAAGTGGTGGAAATTCATTTCAACGCACATTCAAGGCTCAACGTTTCGCAGAACGTTTGCCAGTATGAAGCCTGATGCCTGCATTAAAAATCAATCAATGCTCGATGTTCCAACCCATATCACGCACAGAATTAATGATAAAGGTTTCAGTGTTATAAACCGTAAAAAGTTCAGAAGTGGCAGAGAAGAAAAAGCAAGTTGAAAATAATAGTTGTGTATTATCGTGTTTAATGCTACGTTTACACAACCAACTAAGGAGGTTGAAAAGTGGAATACGGTTTATTTGACATATCAGACGCTGAATACCGCGCACTACCAGCGTTAAGCAATCACGAATTGCAGTTATTCGCAAAAGACCCAAGCCTTTACATGTGGAATAAAAACGCGCCAGTTGACCCAAACAAAAGCACGACCGCTGAGTTTGGTAAGGCGCTTCATGTAATGATTTTAGAGCCGCACAATTTTGACGACAAGATTATGGTTTCAAGCGTTAAAGGTCGCACAACGCAGAAGTTTATTTCTGATCAGGTGGAAAATCCCGACAAGATTGTTGTTACTGAATCGGAGCTTGACCAATTAAGGGTTATGCAGTTAAGCGCAATGGCTAACCCGATGTTTAAACGCATAATGAGCGCTAAAGGCAAAGGTGAGCAATCTATTGTTGTTCATGATGATGAGCGGAATATTGATTTAAAAATCCGCGTTGATTGGTTGATTGATTCAATGCCTTTGCCTTGCGACCTAAAAACAACCGAAGACATTGAAGATTGGCGCAGTGATAAGCAGTGGATTAATCCGCTTTACAAGATGGGTTACGGGTTGACCGCTGCGTTTTATCTTCATGCGATGGAGTTGCATTACAAGAAAGAGGTTAACGAATATATTTTCCCAATCGTGCAAAAATCTGCATCGCTTGGGCGTTACCCAGTATCGGTTTTCAGAATTACAAAAGACGAACTGGATGCGCTTGGTTTTTGGAGTGTGACGCAGTGCAATATATCAAACTTTGCCGAAGCGTTTCACGCTAATAAATTCACCAGCTTTGAACAGTTCCCAAAATTTAATTAGGAGATTTGAAAGTGACTAATAAACAGTTAAGCCCAATTCAAAAAACACAGCAACTTATTGCAGCGAAAAAGCCAGAGTTGGCAAAAATGCTGCCATCTCATATTAGCGTTGAAACAATGGAGAGAGCCGCTAACAACGCACTAATGCGAAACCCTGATATTGCAGCATGTGACCCTGTAAGCGTTTATGATTCGGTTATGCGATGCGCCCAGGATGGTTTGATTCCTGATGGTAAAGAAGCCGCGATTGTTGTTTACGGTGGAAAGCAGGGCAAAAAAGCGCAGTATCAGCCAATGATTGACGGTGTGCTTAAACGCCTGCGCCAATCTGGTTTGGTTGAAATGATTAGCGCCAAAGCAGTGTTTGAAGGTGACGAGTTTGATTACTGGTTTGATGAAGATGGCGAGCATGTGAGATACCGCCCAGACTTTACAGCCGATGGCCAACGCCAGTTTAAACTAGTATTCGCTTACGCCAAGTTAAAGGGCGGCGAAATGGTGGTTGAGGTAATGAACAAGGCAGAAGTTGAGCGAGTTAAATCTGCAAGTAAAACGGGAAATAGCAGTTATGGGCCTTGGGCGCAATGGTATGACCGCATGGCAGTAAAATCGGCATTGCATAGACTTGCACGGCGCTTGCCATCATCTAGCGAAACCGCGCAATTAATCGAAGTGTCTGAGCGCGATATTGATGCAAGGTTTGACAGCTCACGAGATGTAACGCCAGTGAAAGAAGAAAAGCCGCAATCATTACTTGACGCTTTGGGCGATAGCGAAGAAAAGCCAGTTGAGCAAGAATTGCCAGATGCAGAAGATATTTTTAACGAGGTGAGCAATGATTAAAATAATCGGCATTGACCCTGATATGCGCAAATGTGGTGTTTGCGTATATCATGGCGGAGAAATTGAATTGCTTATGAGCATGGATACGCCATTGCTATTAGATGCTGTCAAGGATTGCATTGAAAAAGGTGAAATTTTCGCACTAGAAAACGTCAACGCAATAAAAACCATTTACACCAAAAACCGAAAAGGCGGTCAAGCTGTGCAATCACGCATAGCGCAGAATGTTGGAATGGTTAAGGCTGCGGCCATTATCATTCAAGACTACATCGAACACCACGGCGGCAAGGTAATACTTGTACCGCCTGGTATCGGCAAGCAAACCAAGAATAACGCAAAGTTATTTGCAGAATTAACGGGCTACACAGGGCGCACAAACGAAGATACGCGTGATGCTTACTGGATAGCAAAATACGCATGCAACCAAGTAAAAAACGGAGCAAAGTAGAATGAATAACGCAACATTTGCGGGAAATATCGGCCAAGATTGCAGAATTAACAGTGTTAACGGTAACCAAGGTCAAATAACAGTTGTAAATTTCTCTCTTGCAGTAGACAAGAAAAAGAAAGACCAAAACGGCAACAAAGAAACGCTGTGGGTTGATTGTGCCGTATGGGGTAAGCAAGCCGAGGCACTTCAACAGTACCTAGTTAAAGGCCAGAAAGTCTCTGTTAGCGGTTCGGTTGATGTTGATACCTTTACCAAAAATGACGGGCAAATAATCCCAAAGCTAAACTTGATGGTTAGAGATTTAACATTGCAGGGTAGCGCAAGCCAGCCTCAAAACGGTAATTACCAGCAACAACAACAACCGCAATCAAACCAGCAGAAACCGCAAAACCAAGGCTCAATGCAGCAACCGCAGCAAGGCCAAGCTAATTATAGCGACGATATACCTTTTTGATTAATTAACTTAACAAGGCGCACCACGCGACCAAGTGAGGGAAGATGAAATACGAACTAACACGCGAGCAACTAATAGAATTAGCTGAGTGCATAGCTGCGTGCAGCTTAACACCTGATGAGGCTTGTGAGTATATCGTTTCTACCGCTGCCGATATGCAGGAAAAAGAAGATGCGCGTATTGTGTGGCCCGAAAAATCAGGCGACAACATGGAGTTTACGCACTTAACAGGTGAGTTGGTTAAAGTGGGGGTATATGAGTCGTGATTGATGGCATAAACATGATGGCGAGCGGAGACTTTAGGTGTAGCCGCCTTTTAACCAAAACATTTGGCCTTGTTAAGTTTGAGTATAAGGATGAGCCATTTATAAGGGTAATTGACAACTCGGATGTATGGAGAAAAAAGATTGACTTAATAACAAGCAGTGCTGAGTATGACATTATAGAGAAAATCTAACTGGTCTAATCTGTTACACCCACATTTAGTGTTATTGTGTGGGTGTTGATTGATTGAGGAGATTGGAAATGAAAAACCTAAAGAAGAAAGGCAAAAACAAAAAGAGTGATTTTTCTAAATCGTTTGCATTAACGTCAGCTATTGTTTTGTCACACTCTATCACAGAGAAAAAGCGCATGAATACTTATGATAAGGGTAATGGGAAGTGAGCCAAAAACAAAACCGCCAAACCTACAAGCGGCGCATAGATGAGCGCATACGATGGATTGCACAAGCTCACGGTGGCAAGGTTGAGAAAGGTCAAAAGCTAATCTCTGAGCGTGAAATGGTTATCAAAATGGGATATGTAAGAACAACCATACGAGAAGCGTTTGCTGTCATGCAGTACCTTGAAATGATTACGTGCGAGCATGGCAAGTCTAAAATCGCGCTTGTGGAGTTTGATAAAAATTGGGGTTTAGAATGAGTCAGTACAAATTTTCAGAAAACAAAGAGCATAACGCAGAGGTTATACGTGAAATGCTTAGTTACTTAAAGACTACTTTTCATGTCATGCACCTTTGCGACAATACTTATTTGATAGATGCAGAAGCAATAAAGGAGTTCGCCGATAAGGTTGAAAACGGCGATATAATTTAACGAGCAGCCGCGCAGTAGCTCACAACGGAGAGTGACACATGAGAAGCACAGATATAGATAGAAAGGCGCAACTAAAAGCTTTACTGATTGCGGTTGCCACAATAGTAATACTGATGTATTGCGGGTATTAGGAGAAGATTGTGAGTATTTATCAAAAACTATTTTACTTGGTTGAATCAAGGTTAAGCCCAAGGTTTAGAATAAACGTTAACTACAATAGCGTAACGGACTGGACGGTTGAAATAACAACTCAAATTGAACAAAAGCAGGTTTTGTTTTGCCAGAGTTGTGATAGAGACAAAGCTTTTGCTGAAGCTTATTGTAAGTTTACAGATTACCTGTCTGAAGAATTAGGCGGGTATTAGTTTCACGCCGCCTAGATACGACAATCCTGTCATAATCGGTTGTTTTAACATGGTCTTTGTCTAGGTGGTTTCTTTTTACACTGGTTGTGGTTTTAATTTTAACAGCTTGAAGCGGGGATGTTGAGTTGATGCAACGTTGTTCCCATTTTCCGCAACCAGTTTTTTATTTTTGGAGATTGATATGAGTGAAGCGAAGTTTGCAAAGGGTGAGTGGAGAGTTAAGATTGAGCAGCCATACCCACACACGCTTAGCCAGATATTAACGGTCGTGACAGATGATTTTGACGTTGTTTGCGTTCCTCATGGAATTAGAAATCAACATGATGCAACCCTAATAGCCGCAGCGCCAAGTATGTATTCGATGCTGCAAGAATTATTAGATGGTGGCTCATTGCACAGAATGGACGCCAAAGCAATATCTGACCTACTAGCCAAAGCGCGAGGAGAATAACATGCTCACATACTGGAAGATAACGTTTACTATTGCTCTTGTGGCTGTGTTGGTTGGTGCGGTTGACAGATGGACAGAGTACAGGTGCTACGCTGTGCGAGATTTGCTACTTCTCGCCTTTATGTCATTCGTATGCATCGGATTAGCTATTGAGGTATGGGCGTGATAGAGCTTAAACGGAATAAGCCCAGCGAGTGGCAATTAAAATTTAACGGCATTAGCATTGTTCTTTACGGCTATGAATACGACGCACACCCCGATTATACTTGGATAGCACTTAACACAGGCGGCGGACACCCGGTAGAGATTGAAGGTCAGCTTGCCACTGAGATTTATTTAAAACTTGCAGCCGCTGGTGTAAAATGTGAGTTATTTAAAGAAAAGACTTACATTTACAATTGTGGCTTATAATTATTGTCTAGGCTCGGAGCTTAATACACCCCGCAAATAGCGGGGTTATTTTTTACCCTTACCTGCCATTCTTTCCATTATGCCGTTAGCAAAAGTACCCATGTAAGGTGCGCAGAAATAAAACGCGATTATAAGCATTACAGCATCATTTAAGCCATTGGCAAATTCGAATAGCAGGTTACTTGTTTCTAGCCATTTATCCCTACCATCAACCCATACAGCAATCATAGAGCCGATAGAAGCTGAAACGTACATACCAAGCCATACGCCCACTATGGATAACGCTATAAGTCTCCTAGCAAGGTTTTGACCGCTAGTGGCTGCCATCCATTGCACGACCATCTGGCGCGCCTCTGACCTATCGGCTTTTGCGTCGTCTGCCTTTTCTTCGTCAGAGTAGTAAAGTTTATCTAGGCCGTTAGAAACCGTATCGATAGTCTTTTCGATTGCAGTATCAGAGCCAAACAACTTGGAGAAGAATGACCACATAGGCTAATCCAACAACCCGTCGTTAGTAAAACCTAAATCGCCCCAGTCTTCTTCATTAAATTCAATAAAATCGTACCATTCATTCATAATTAAACCCTCTCAAAATGCGGCATATCCCAGCCATGCTCAACGCCATATTTCTTTTTACCCTTACTAGACCACAAGCCGCCCCAGCGCAAATTAACACCGCAACGTACAGCAGCTTCAAGCATTGCACATGCAACCATTGAAAGGTGATGTTCATCCCATGACGGCTTGCCATCAACATAAGCAAAGACATCAACCGCATTACCAGATTGATGATTTGATTTCTTATCGTAACCGTCGATATTGGTAATTATATCGCCTGGCTCTGAGCGACCTTGGCGATAAAGCTTATTTTGTTGCTCTTGCGTTCTATACCCATCGGATACGCCAAAATCAACTTTAGTAATTTGAATTGCGAGTTTGACAACGCCCACTAATTCAGGGTGAACTCCGTCGAGGTTTCTTAGGGAGGTTTTGCTTAGTTTAAACACATTAACCCCCATAACTCTTAAAAGCCCCGTAGAGCACCACAGCGACGACAACGCCAACCGCTGCCTTAATCACCCAGTCAATAAGCTTTCTCTCTGCCACAGAGCCAGCATGAGCCGCTTCTAGTGCATTGATGCGTTTAGAGTGGTTGTTTAATCTGTTCTCGCAGTCATCTATGCGTCGAGTCATGTTTTCGTCGTGAACTTCACGTCTAGCTATAACCGTAACCAAGTCACCTATCTTTTGTGATAGGTTTCTCAATTCGCCGTTTGTATCGGCTTGTTGATTCTCTAGCTTCTCGACCATTTTGAATAACTGCTCAGTCTCGTTGCTCATTTAAGCCCCTCCTTGCCTTGCGTCCCTTTACTGCAATGACGATAAGGCTGAATATGTAGCATGTTAGTAAATACCCTGAAAGAATTATGCCAGCAATTAGCCACGGCGTTATTAAACTTTGGGATAGATACGCACATAAGAGCAATATGCAGTATAAGGATAATACTTTCATGATTGTGCCAAAGCCATGTTTGTGTTTCATAATTTGCAATTGTATCAAGGGCGTAAGCTAGACTGTACAAAGCAATCACTGAGCAAGCAGCCGCAGGAGTTGGAAGTGATTTTTTAAGATGGTAATAGGCAAGGGTGAGGTATAAGCCCATAAAGAACATGAACGATGTATAAATCTCTGATTGTGTAGGCTCTTCACTGTATGTGAATTGCAACAGAATAACTATTAAGAAAGTAAAAAAGCAGGCTAATGCTTGCCTGCTTCTTACTATGTACACCGAGACCACGTAAGAGGCCAGTAAAACCCAAATCATATCACTTGGTTTTAGGTTTCTTACTGCCGCGCTTACCCTTTTTTAATCCTGCCATAATCACGCCCTCTTTGTCATAAATTTCATTAGATACTAGCACAATAAAAATCCCCAATAAAGGGGCTTATTAGCTTAAGTCACATTGTTGCCGCTCAACTGAGTCCAACTTGATATGTTTGCGTTATACATTAAGAGCAAGCTATCAGCTACACCAGAAAGAGTGAAATCCACGCTCCCATTCAGCAATATATTGCCCGTCCCATGCTTAACGGTAACATCACGAACATTTGATTGAGAGCGAATCATCAAGGTGTCACCATCGTAAAATGTGCCCGTTATACTGTCTAGGTCATCCGCGGCAGAGCTAGCTTCTGTGTCAACTATGAGCAGTTTTACCCCTCTGTTCTGTATAGCAACAACCCCTGCGCTTATGGCCTCGTTTATATAAACCGTTTGGTCGCTGTAATTTATCGTGTTTGAGCCTGTGCTAGAGGTATCTATAACTCGACTCATAACGCCATCAACAACAGCGGGGTCAGCATTCCATTTTTTAATATTAACAGTATTTCTCGTTGCTGTGCTGCCGAAGTTAGCAATGGCTGAGCTACTGATGTCTTTAATATTGTTTAAGTCAACTATGTTATCTTGAAGTACTCCAGCATCACCACTAAGCCTAACAACAGATTTACTTGCGGCCATATTCTGAACTTCTGCCGCCGTGTAGTTATTATTGCAGTTTTGTTGCCAGTCGATTGCATTTTCACCCGAGCCTAGCATATCTATTTTAACATCTACACTATTGCCAGATGCGCCACTGGCTTGAAAGCCCGCCGTGCAACCCATAACTATTGCGCTAGCCTTTGAGTTTTGGACACCGGTAACAGACTCTCGCCCAAAACCAAGACCAACAAAGCAATTTTCAACTATTCCAGTTATTGAGCAGTTGCTGCACTCATTTTTAAGCTGCAAGCCTATACCTGGAGACCCCGCGCAACCTTTGACCGATGCGTTGTAGGCATGTGAGTCGTTCAGGTCGCCTATAAGTATTCCGTTATTGGCAACACCAAGCCCGTCGATAACAGGATTGTAAATATAATTTCTTGCGTATGTGTTGGCTACTGAACCAAACACTAATATCCCAGTGTTGGTATGGTTTGTTATAACAGGGTTGTGCGTCTTGCTGTCGTTACAGTTTGAAATAACTAACCCGTGACTACCTCCGGCTCCACCGCCATCAATTACAGGGCTAAACAACTCAAAGTTGTTGCTATCCGTCACCTCGAAAACCGTATATGTGCCGCCAATCCTAGTTACCTTGCCACCTCCTATGAATCTCAGCTTAAACCCTGAGCCATTTGAGATTCGCCACCTAGATTGCACCTCGTACTCTTTTGACAACGTGTAATCGCCACCTTGAGATACAATCAGAGATAACGCATTTAGCTGGTCAGTATCATCCGCGCCGTTTGGGATAAATCCCAACTGAGAAACATCAATCGTGCCAGATGAAACAATTTCCCAAACCGCCCCCGTCGCATCCGTCAACGTACCATCGCCACGCAAAGCAGGGCTTTGACTTTGTGAGCCTGTTTCAATTGTCTTAATCCACTGAGCGCCACCACCATCGCCAGGGGAAGAGTAGCCTGTAAACGAAAGTGCCGTACCAACCTCATAGTTAAACGCATTGGTAATTAATCCAGTAGTAACGGCGATAGGCACAGCCCCACCTGCTTGTTCGTAATAGTTCCATCCCGCACCGTTATACTGATAAATCCCGTTACCATTATCACCGAATGGCGATGGAAACCACTGATTTGTCCCGTCAAAATAAAACACCGAGCCAAGCTGCGGCTTAAAGACCGCGCCTGTCGTGTCTGTCAGTAGATTATCACCACGCTGTATAGGAGATTGCGAAGGCGTACCAGTAGCACCAGTAACAAGCCATAAAGAAGCACCGCCATCACCCTTTGAAGCAAACCCCTCAAAAGCTGCGACGGTTTCATTTGGTGGTAGTTTACCGTTAGCTATAAAATCCTGTACGGTTGACCATCTTTTCATTTTGTTACCCTTATATTAAACCGCGCCGCCCCATGTTAGGGATGTTCCGCCTATGACCGCTGTTAGTGAATTTGCAGACTTCGCACGCACATCGTTAATGTACGCATCCATGTTCGCCGCCGCTGACAAGTCCATGCTATCAACACCTGTAAACGTAACACGCTGAACACTTACGTCGTGCGATATTGCGCTAAACGAGCTTGAACCTCTAACAACACCAAAGTTACCGCCAGAGTTTGTTTCGACGAACACATCAAGCCCGTTAACATTAACCTCGTGCCCATCGTGAACACCAAGAAAAATAATTGCGTCAGTAGCAAGCGTACGCACCTTAACGGTTACGTTTTTTATCTCTGCGATTATCGGTGAGTTTCGCGCCTCTAGCAGTAAGCCTCGAAAATTACCCAAAGGCTTAAATATACCGCCTTCTATGCGAATTTCCGCAGGGTCTGTTCCGGCTGGCGGGTCTCCTTCGTAATATGCTATGCCTGTATCATTGTATTCTAGGTCGGCATTTATTATCTCAGCGCCAGACGCGGGGTTGATTGTTGCGCCAACTTGACCGCCAGCCATAGCAATACCAACCTGCAAGCCTCTGCCGAAAGGCTGAATAAACCTAACGTTTCGACTTCTTATCTGCCCAAAGTTGCCACTGTCGTATGCTTCGCAGTTCTCAAAAGATATATCAATGAAGCCCGGGTGAGTATCCCATGCTCCCGTTGTCGCCGCTCTTGCAATACTGTCTACTACTCGGCAATTCGTGCTATATCCGCAACGCTCATCAAGGCCGCCTCTAGTGGTTGCCCCTCCGTTAGTGAAAGCGTGGCGACCACCGTTAAACAAGAAATTGATAACAAAGCCACCATCGCAACTTTGGTCATATATACCGTAGCCGAAGTTTCTTGTTGCTGCATTATCCAAACTATTGATAACCGAACAGTCTTTATTTACGTACCCATAGCAGGATATGTAATTCATGCCCACATCTTTTGAATTAACAATATTTACGTTTTCCATCACTGGTTTGTACAGTGAAAAGAAAGTAACTAGCGGGGCATGGTCAGCGTAAGACGCAACGGGCGATATAGTTAAGTTGCATATCTTGGCTGTCTTTTTATCCAGCTTAAACAGAGTTACGTTGTTTTGATAAAGCCCGAAGTCATGGATTTTACGGTCCAGTGTCAACGTGTTACCTGAAAGTACATCAATAGTTGCAAACTGCCCAAGATATCTATTACCATCCCAAAAGTCAGGTTGCTCATCGGTGCATGTGATTTTTACCACATCGCCCTCGTTATATCCTGACGCATCAGCGACAATAACGGTTTTACTTGACACTGACGAAACAGCCACCTGATTTGAAAATGAGCCTTCTGAGTACAAGGCAAAGCCAAATGCTGCGCTTATCACCTCACTGTTGGCGAAGTCTACTGTTGTGCATTTTGTGTCTAGCGCGTCAATGGTAAAGTTATACTTCTTATCAAGCTTAACCGTGCCGCCTTCACCCACCGCAGCGACCGCAGCCTTTAAAGCCGATGTTTCATTGCCCGTACCAACAAAACCAACGGCTCGCGGGTCTAAATAGCCAGACGTAACCAAACGCCACACTGCGCCGCGTAGGTCTGTCAATGTACCGTCTTGCCTTACAAGTGGAGACTGCGAGGCCGTATCAGTGTCTGCGGTTTTGATCCATTGCCCTGTGCCGCCGTCGCCTTGTGAAGCGTAGCCGCCAACGGTTAGTAATGAGCCAACACCGAAGTTAAAAATATTGCTAACAAGCGCCGTGACTGTTTTTGGTGCGCCAAAATTAATCGACACATCAAATATACTTACATCGCGTAGCACTAGCTGAGATGGTAAGCCTTCATCTTGATAAATATCGTAACGACCATCGGCAACATAAAACTCATAGTTGCCGTTATTGTCAACCGTAAACGGGTTGCTCTTGCTTGTTACCCCGTCGTCACTATAAAGCGCAACCTTTAAGCCTGTACTACTATCGCGTACAGTTATGGTCGTGCCTGTTGCCGCGTTACCGCTTGCCGTAGTGTCAAACTTAGCTACAACGCTGTTCAAATATTTCTTCATAGGAATTGGTCCTCAAAATAAACCGTGACACTAGTGCTCGCTGATGCTTTCTTGTTGCTATCACCTGTATCTGTTACGGTTAATCTTAACACACCTTGTACCTCTACGTTATAGCCTGACAGCGTTAAGCGTGTTTTTTCATTGGATGGGGTGTTGACGCCGCCGTTATCAAACGACCATGCGTAGGTAAACGGACCCACGCCATTGGTTACTGTGGATTTAAAGTAAGGCGTAGTGTAAGAACCATTACTGCTAATGGAGATAAAGTTAGTCGGTGATATTGAGACTTTTACGTCTGGCGGCGATGGCGGCTCTTGGTAGCCGCCTGCTCCTTTACCAAGACCCAGCATTAGTTAAACCCCTGGCCAAACACTGAGCCATACACAGCGTCATTGGAGTATTTTGTAAACACAATGATGTCCTCTTTCGCTGCTGTGCTTGTAATGGTTGGCGCGCCTGCCGCGCCAAAGTCAACCGATGGGAAAGAAATAGTAAATCCACCTGCCGCACCTTGTCGCACCTTTAACGAACAAGTATTATTTGAAATGGCGTTCTCGTTAACCAAGACAACATCTGTAATATTGGATGATAGCGTAACCTTAAACGCCGTCGCTCTGCTTAAATCTAAAGTCAACACGCCACCGCTAGGCGAAACGGTCAATTCTGATTCGCTGTACGAGCGTATGCGCTGTCTAAACCGATACATGCGAAGTTGCAAGCCGTTATCCAATGTAAGGTAGTTAATACCATCATCAGCAAAAGAACCTTCATCGACAACAAGGTAGCGTAAGCCGCCCTCTTCGTCGTTTTCGTCCGTCAAGTCTAGCAACTCTACAACGTCACCAATCTTTAACGGCGCTGCTTTTGCCTCTTGGAATGTCCTAAACGTATACCGGTTTAGGTTTGTTGTCACACTAGTTGAACGCGCATCATCCGCCGCAAACTGCCTGCCGCGAATCTGTGTACCCGCTGGATAGGTTTGAAGTAGCGTTATAATACCCGCACCACCATCTGCAATCGCGTAATGCGTATCACGGAATAAAGGTCCGTCGTCTACGTCATTGCCAGCAATGTCAAACACAGCCGTACTTACATCAACGTTTTGGAATGTGACAGCGCTTTGCCCTGCTGTTAGCGTCAAAATCTCAGTGCGTGGCTGTGCACCAATTTCAGAGCTAGATAGTTGATTAACTTTAGGCGCATAGTATTTACTTGCGCCGTTTTTATCCAACACGCGCATAGAGTAAGGGCCATCAACCAACAAGATAACAGGTGAGCCGTTATACATTGGTACGCCGCCATTACCTAATTTGATAGGCTGGTCAATCGCTATCGTTTCACCGTCTTCCTGTGCAATATACACGCGCTTGCGGTTTTCTGGCTGCACTGGGTCGTAAGTTGGCAAACCAAAATAGACTTCGCCACCCGCTAACGCTTTGGGCTTTTCGGGGTCTGCGAAAAACTCATACGGGTTAGTAACCCGTAATAAGCTTTCTGGTGAAACTGCTGTGTTATTGAGTATTGTCATTGGTTCGCCTTTAAACTATGTGCTATATTCAATGATACTATGACTATTGCACTAATACTAATACTTGGGGCTATTCTTGTTCCTCTTGCTTCGAGCGCTCAGATTGAGCGATCGCGTTCAGCGCTGTCTGTGCGTCAAGCAAAGCTTTCTCAAACTGGGTTGAGCCTTTTGGAACAGAGGCAAGCCTTAGTAAAGAGTCACGAACGGGCGCAGATTCGTACAGCCTTGCTATACCTCCTACTGTCCCCCCTGTTAGGACTGTTGATCCTAAGTCTGTAGCCGCAGCTGCTAAAGTACCCGCACCTAAAACCTGTTGACCTGTGGGTGTTGTTACTGCTGCATCTTGCGCTCTACGTGTTGCATCTAGTAAGCGCTGCAAGCCTTCCAACTGCTTACGCTCTTGACCTTTAAAGAATGTATTAATCTGCGGTTGAAACTTCTTCATTTCAGTAGCGAATGCGTTTGGAGTCATGCCACCAGCACGCTTCGATACATTGTCAACAATAGTTGAAACGATAGCGGCACGAGCATTCTGCTTACCTGATTGCGTCATACTGTTATAAGCAAGCTTTAACTCACTTGGATTCTTGCTCATAATCAACTGCTTGACTGACTCTGGCGTTACGTCACCTTTATCAAGAACGTTTTTAAGTTTTGACTTTTTAAGTGTCTCAGCTTGGTCTGCATAAATCTTGTTAGCTTTCTTCCATGATGCAAATTCTTTAGGTGTTAAGTTTGTATTGGCGAATGATTCCATATCGTCAGACATAGCTTTATTTACCTGCTGCAGTAAAGCTTTTGCTCTTGACGGTAACTGTGAGCGCTCAGCCTTGTCAGCACCTGCGATAATGTCTCTAAACGCGGTGCGGTTTTCTTTTAGGCTGGTGAATGTTTGCGGCGCTTCATCGAATGCGCTAACCAGCTTTGACAGGTCATTAATCGCACCCTCTGACCTGATTACTCCCTCTTTGCCTAGCTCAGCCTTAACTTGATCGATAATCTCACGCGTATTGGTAAGCGGAATTTCACCAACCTCGTCTAGTTTGTTACCCGTCGATTCTAGTGTTCGTCCCGCAGCGCCCTTTACTCTGCCTTGTTGCGCTTTCATAGAGTCAAGGATTGCTTTGTAGCTAAATGTGCCGTATTTATCTGCTAACTCTTGAACAGCCTGATTTCTAAAATCCTGCTGAATCTCACGCGCTGCACCTGTGCCAGCTAACGGAATCTTCTCAGCCGTTTGCTGCGCCATCTTTCCTGCAAAAGTAGTGGGCGGCAATACATCGCTAGTCATTACAGGTACACCCTGTTTAGCGCCTTGCTCTACAACATCGCTTGCAGGTGTTCCGCGCAAATATCGGTAAACATTACCAATAACATTCTCACCAGCCTTGAATGCGCCACCTAAAGCCCCAGCAATCAACGAATCTTCCGCTTGAATATCTTCACCACCTAAAGCCTGCTCGACTAAATCACCAGCACCTTGTGTTAGCGCGTTAGCACCCACCGAACCGGCAATGGTTGATGCTCTACCTGCGGGGCTGAATTGCAAGAACTTGGCTAGACCTCTAGCAACGTCAGTCGCGGAAAAGCCCTCCTGATTTAGCACATAGTCACCGCTTGGCAGTGTCACAACCTGTTTGCCGCCAACATTACGAATCTGCGCGTCATCACCAAACTGTTGTTTGATAATCTGAGCAGCTGATGCGTCATCGTCAGCCAGCAAGAACCCCAAGCCAGCCTTAAACGCTGGCAGTGAAGCTTCGTTCAACTCTGGCGCTCTTGCTATTTCAGTTAGCGTTGAGGTGTCGATTTCTGGTTCCATACCAAAATCTTCACGCGTAGCCAATCCAGCACCAATGGCTTTCATGGCGATTTCGTCTTTGCTAGCGCCCTCTGGCACTCCCTCGATAACTTTTCCGTTTGGTAGCGTTACATTCATAGGTCAGCCCAATTAACTGTACTCGTTTCACTCTGCTGCGCCTCTGGCTCAACACCCATTTGCTTTCTCGCCCTTTCTTTAGCTACCGTGAAATAGTCTCTAATGCTTTGCAGCGAGCGTTTAAATGCATCTTCCTTCATATCTCTGTTTAAAGAAGAAATGGCAGATTCAAGCTTTGCACCTTCTGCGTTCGATAAAGCACCCATTCCTTTCATTTGGCCTATTTCATTCAAGAAAGACTGGCTTTTAAGAGTATCTATCAGACCGATAGTTTCTTGCGCCTCAGACCCTGGCAGTTGGTCAATGAATGGCATTCTAGCACCAACCGCAGCACTAAAGCCGGGCGAGCTTTCAATCTTATTGATTGTGTTAAGTGCATTATCGAATCTTGCGATAGTGCTTTCTTGCTGTGCCACTGTATCGCGACTTTTCTGCTCTTGCGCTGATTTGTTAGCTTTAAGCTTTGCCTCTAACTCTTGACGCTTTAATTCGTTAGTTTCTCGCGCAATCTGACGGTCAAGGTTTCGTTGCTCCACCTCTAAACGGCGTAATTCGTTAGCCTCTTTCTTGATATCAATATCAGCTTGTTCTTTTTCGGTTAGCCCTTTGCCACCCTGCAACATGCCAATCTGTTCTTTGTTGAGGTATCGCCCTGCAATCATGTTTGCATAACCGTCACGTTGCGATGGGTCCATTGCAAGTAAATCATCATCAATACTAAACGGCGTTTGGCTTGCCGTCTTTTGCAAAAACGCGTCACGCTGGTCTGATGGTGTAGTTAAATATTGCTCTAACCATCCGCCGACTTGTTGCGCTTGCTGTTCATCTTGGATGCCCAAGCCCTTATCAATTTGCGCGGCATACTCTGGCGCTTCAACCCATAACTGTTGTGAGGCTGTTAAATCACCTTGCATGGCCTTAGTGCCTAAATCCTTAAGCATGGCTTGACGCTCTTGCTGCTGCTTAAGTTGCGCTTCTTCTTGGTCGCGCACTCGCTTCTGATCAATGCCTGTAAAAACCTTGTCAGCTTGTTGACCTAAATCTAAGCCGCCTAATGGAGATACATAAAAAGGATTTCCATTCATTACACAATCCCCGCATAGTTAACTGTTTTGTAACCTTCGCGCTGACCAACTAATTCAGGCTTAACCTGCTCGACTTCTTGAGCCAATACGCCTTGTGATTCGCCGCTAAGGCCAAGTTTTTCAGCAACATCATTCCACGTCCACGAATACCAGTTGAAGCCGTTAACGCGACCAACTTTTTTGATGTTAGTCTTGAGTCTTTCGTCAGAGAATAAGCCACCAAGAATTGATGTGCCAAGATTGAGCATATTACCCAAGCCAGCCTGTTGCGCTTGACCTTGTGCAACGATACCTTGCGCGGTCGTGTTGCCGATAGTGTTTAACTGATTAGCCACGCCTGCTGTGTTTGGTTGGTAGCCTGCCAGTTGACCTAAGCCACCAAGTTGCTGCCCGATTGCGCTGTTGAGCACATTCTGACTGTTAGCCGCTAGTGCGTTTTGTGTTGTGCCGCTGCGCAGGCCACCAGTTGCCGCCGCGTTGCGTAACACTGCTTCTTCGCCCTGCCCTAGCATGGATGTGTAATACGGCGATTGCATGGCTGAATCTATCAACCCTTGCTGGTTGCCGCCGTAGTAATCCATTAAGCCAGTTAAGCCAAACTGTTGCGCTTCAAGTAATGGCGCTTGGCTTTGCTTAAGGTAGTTTAAAGCTTCGCGTTGAAGCCCTATTGCTGCATCGGATGATTTGGCCGCTGTATCAGCCGCCGTTTTACCCGTTATGCCATCCCAAATATCGCCTACAAAACTCATTTTGTTTTCACCATTACTTTAGCTGTGCCGTATTCAAACTCAAAATCACCTGCATCGGTGAAGCCAAGTTTGCGGCAAAGGTTAATCACTGATTGACGTTTTAAGTCAACCGTTGCTATGACCATCTTACACCATTCGAAGGTGTTAAGCATGTAATAACAGTACCGCTTACACGCCTCTCTTAGGTTTGTCATATTCTCTTGTTTACAGCCTACGTGCGTCACTACTGCCCCGCCACGCTTAACCGCAGAAAAAACAACACCACCAAAACTGTAATAGCTTGCATGTTTTTCGGTTTCACGCCCGAACACCTCAACAAATTGTTCTTTGTCGATTATAACGCAATCCATCCGGTATTTTCTCCGTAGGTTGGGTTGTAGTGTAGTTGGTTAACGTCAGTGTCTATGTATAGAAGGGAGTAGTTAGCGGCCACAACGCCGTTAGGGTCTCCGCTGCCAGATAACGGGCTAAACTCACCGCCATTAATCGCCACCAGTAACGCGCTAACGGCATTTATTAAATTCTTATAGTCACGCTTTAGTTGAAAGTAATCTTCGTCCTTGACGCCCTTCTGAGCGCTTGCAATGTCGCCAAGCGTGAGAAGCTTTTGCATGGATGATGGGATGTTATCTATCATTAATGGTTAGCCCTGAAAATGCCATTTTGCTTTTGCTAATAAACCTAAAGCGCATGCTGAAAGACTGCGCCACGTAACCCAAACGACGCACAATGTAGTTCGTGTTGTAGTTGTCAGGCTTGCTCACTACCGTCCAATGCTCCTCACCCCATGTTACTGCATCGTATGACATAGACATGGCAACGCTGATTGCAGGGTCAGAGTAACCCGCTATGGTATCAAGCTGAATCTGGTTAATGCTCACACGCTTGGCGGGAATAATCGGTGTATAAATTAACGCCTCTTGCGCTTCGTCATACTGTGCGAAACTTTGTTGGTCAAGATAGCCAAGCTTATTCTCTAACCTGTCGCCGTACACCCATTTACTGATGCGTGGGTCAAACACGCCATAGATGCCGCGCCATGTGTCATTTTCGTTAGTCTTTAAAAATGTCCATGCTGCCGCTATACCCTGCTGCTGTCCGACTGTGTGGTTGTATAGCAGTGTATGTCGTGGTAAGTGAACAATTAAAAACTTGTCGCGGTCAACGGTTCTATCTTCTAGCACTGCGCCGGACAGTTCGCTTTCTGTGTACTCGCCTAGAATCTTATCAATTTCACGCGTCGCAATTGTCGCCTCATTCGCACCATTTAAAATGTGAATAGACGGACTTTCATCTTTTCGCCCACCTAGAATGAATATCATTCCGTCAAGAAAACATTTACAGTGAGTGCCAACAATGCCTATGCGGTTTGATTTACCCGGGATAACTTGGAGCGGTGACGCATTAACATCGCTGTTAGCATTAAAGTAAAAGTATTCAGTCGAATAGCGGTTAAACGCCACAATCTGATTACTGTCGGTGCGCAATAAGCCTTTAATCGGGTCAGACGCAAACTCGCTAGACACGTAATCTAATACGCGGATTTCGGTTTCGTCTTGTAGGTCGGTATTGAATAGGTATTCGCCATCTGTCATTACGTAGATGCCGCTAAACCAAGTGATATCAATTGGCACACCTAAGTTTGGGCTTGTTACCTCCTGCAATCCTGCCGCGTCATAAAGGTAATAGCGACCACCTGCCACAATAGCAAGACTGTTAAACGACTCGGCAAAAGATACCGTGCCTTGACCTGCAATAGAGCCAAGGTTAGTTACTGCGCCATCGGTTGCAATGCTTTCAAGGTTGTTGCCAGACACACGAAAATGCTTATTGAGGCGCTCATTGAAGTAACCACCTCTAGCTGTGCCGCTTGTTTGTGCAAACTCGGTTAACCCGTCATGCGCTAGCAAATAACCAGTATCACCCTCTATCTGTGACACAACCGCTGTCATATTCACGGGCAGGTTGTCGCGATAATCGTACTTGCTTTTGCGCTGACCTTTGATTAGTGTGATCAATTATACAGTCCTCACCGTTACCCACACTTTTTCAAGGTTAACCCTGCCTAGCGTGGTTGTGATTTTTACTACAAGTGAATTTGTGCCAGCGCTAACGCCAGTTATCACCAACTCAACACCGTCTAACGCCTCGGTTAACTGGCTTGTTTGCGTGATGCCGCCGCTAACCTCTTGGATTTCAAATGTCGATATGGTTTCGCCGCTAGTTAAGAAGATACCAAAGTCAACCGTTAGCGGATAAGTCTCACCAACATCAATTTGCACGGTATCGCAATCAATAGGCGCTCTGTTGTCACCACCATAGTAACGCGACCAAACACCCATTCGAGCAGTGTTTCCACTTCCTCGCGGCATTGTGCGTGGTTGTACGTTTTGGCGCGGCATTGTTTGCTTGCCTATCATGCTTGACCATGCTTGCGCGGCTTGACGTTGTAGCGTTGCACTTGGCTCTATGCCGTAATCAGAACAAAGCAGCAAGCCTAAGCGCGACTGGATAGCGTGATACCACATAGGGTCAACCTTGCTGTCAGTGCCTAAGCATGGCTCGTCTTCGTATTCGTAATTGATGCAAGCGTTTTTACTTTGCAATTCGCGCATCATATCCTCAAGCGTTTCCACTGCGCCCGCAAGTTCGTCACCTGTGGGTTGTGTGGTTATGCCTGAGATTTTAGCCTTTCGAAAAGCCGCAGCAACTAACTCGCCTTTAGTCTTGCTCATTGAGTTTCTTCTTCAAAGTGTCAATCTTTGCGGTTTTCCAGTTTGAGATACCAGCCTCTTTCGCTGCTTCTCGCACTTCCTCGTTGCTGAGTTTGCCCGTTTCATTTGAGTCAGCATCAGCTAATTCAGGGCTTGCAAAGTAACCGTCTTGAAGTAATGCATGGACGCGCACTGCGTCTACTCGAAATTCCTTTACTTCACCGTCAACGCGTTTGTATAAGATTGCGCTCATAGTAGCCTCACTGGTCGGATATGTTTTGTGTTATTAGTGTACTACAATTCGCTTGAAATTAACAAATAGGAGATTAGCAATGCCTTGTAACAGCGATTACATGCAACCAACGCAAAAAGAAATTAATAGCGTACACGTAATATCATTACTAGATGAAGCCGGGCTGCTTAACAAAGAAGATTACAATAAAACTTATGGCGACGTGCAAAAACTTGATTACCACGTATCACTTTTGTGTAGCCATTTACAGGAGGTTGATGTAAAAAAATACAGTTTAGAAATGCAAATATGGCATCGCGACCACGTAAAAGCAGACAAAGAGCGTGTAGAAAACGAGGTTAAGCAAGCTAACACTGAAAAGGAAAAGCAAGTTGCTTTAAGCAAGCTAACCGATTACGAAAAGAAACTTTTAGGAATTAACAAATAGGAGATTGGTTGTGATAAAAAGCATAATAGACTTTCACGTTGACATGGTGGAGGATGGCTGGCTTGGCAGAATTATATTCTGCTTTGTCATTCTTTTATATATGTTTATTTCTCTTTTTATTTTTCAGGTCATAGATTCAGGTCTAGGAGAAAGTGCCATGATGGATGGTAGAGTTGTAGGCAAAGAGCATACACCTGGACACATGCAAACAACATGGTCTGGCAAGACCGCAATTACAACGTGGATTCCTGATGCTTATTACGTCGACGCTTATTTCCATGATATAGATAAAACATTATCGTGTAGCGTAAGTGAAAGTGCTTACGAGATGACAGATTATACGTCAAGCATTACCGCTTCAATTAGTAACGGGTATTTTACTGATACTTATTACTGTGAATAAAAAACCCCGCACTTAGGCGGGGTTTCTTTTATCTACTACTAACTTAGTAAGTGGTTGCAACACCTGCACGGCTTGGGTCTTTCATGGTCAACCCGTACCATACGAATGTACGGTAGCGTAGCTGCAGGTTAGCGATGTTAGCATCGTAAACCATATACATGTTAAGACCGTTAGACAGCGGCTGTGAAATTACTTTCATGCCGTCTAAGTCGCCAAGCATTTTCATAGGCACTTCACCACCAACCACTTCAATCGCGTCTTTATCCCAGAATAGGTTAGCACGAGCAGAAGCGTCAGTGTTTACGCGGTTGATAGTTGCACCACTTGTGATGGTGGTATCAACGTTTGCGTAAGACTTTTCAAGCGTAGATAGTGAGCCATCATCTAGCGCGATAGGCTTAGGCATGATAGTCATGCTTGTTGCATCTGGTTTAGCTACAACAGTAAATGTCATTGCTTGACCAGTGTTGACCTTGTCAGCTAGACCAACTGCTTTGATGGTTGTACCACCGTTTGCGATAGTGATTTTGTCACCTACATTGTAACCGCCAGAAGCTACCACTGGGATGGTTGCTTTACGGTAATCCACGTTATCTACGTCATAAGTGTCAGCCGCTACCGTACCACCCTCAGGCTTAAAGCTTACTGCCGCTGTGGTAGTGGTTGCAGGGTCTACGCCACCAACGATGTTAGGCAAGAATGAGCCAGTGTACAAATCAAACTCAGCAACGTTAGAGCCGATTTGACCAGTCTGCCATGTATCAGCCGGACGACCACGTAAAGTTTCACGACCTGCCAACTCTGAACCGAATTTGCGGTTGTCACGGTCATTCAGTACAAAACAACGCTGTGTGTGTTTACCTTGACGCTCGTTCATAATGGCTTGTGCTTCACTTACGAAATCAAAGCCAGAAATAACGTCACTACGGTAGTGTAGAGAGCCGCTAGTTGCAATCAGGTTAGCAATTGACTTATTAAGTTCAGTTGCTTGCTGACGGCCAGAAGTTCGACCTGCATCTTCCCAGTAGTGCTTGTCGCGCATGTTATCAACACGAACAGATACAAAATCGTTTTTCGGTGTGCCAAGGTAAGCAGGGTATGCTTCTTCGATAATGCCAGTCTCTTGACCTGTTAAATCCCAACCTTCAATGATTGGACGGTGCTGTTCTTTCGGGCGCCAAATAACGTTACTAGCATTTTGCATAGTACCACCCTCAGGGGTGAATACCTGCGTCTTGTCGATAAGCATCGTTTGGTCTTCATAAGTTTCAAGCTGCTGCTCGAATAGTGTTTCTGCTACTTTGTTTGCCGTGATAGGCATAATTAATCGCTCCAATTGCGAGTATCAATACCTTGTCGCTTTGCCTCTCGCTTAATATCAAGACGGGCTTGCACGTTGTTACCAGCTTTCTTATAGCGTTTCAATAACGCTTCACCAGGTGTTTTCGTGCTACCACTGCCTTTTAGCTCAGGGCTTGGCGCAGGTGCTGACGATTTACGTTTAGTAGGCGATTGAATAGAGGCTTGTAGTTTACCTAAGTACGCCACCGTGCTTAATCCAGTTGGGTCAGTTGCAAATAAATTCGCGACCTCTTGCATCTTAGCGGGGTTAACACCTAGTTGGTAAAATACTTTCTCACTTCCTTCACCTAACGAGTCAAGTGTTTTGATAAGGGAATCAACAATCTTATCCCCGTTACCTTTAGCGATTCGCTCAAATGATTCTCTGACTGCTCGGTCTGCTTGAGTGTACTTCTCTTCGCTTACCTTGCCTTCTTCAACCAGTTTCGCCGCTCGCGTGTAATGACGGTCTACCGCTTCCTCTAACGCTTTCTTTTGACGCTCTGCCGCTTCGCGCTGTTGCTGTACCGATTGCTTTGATTCGAGCTTAGTATCAACTCGTTTATCGTAGTAATCATCCATCGCAGCGTTATACGCTTCTTCGTCATAATCAAAGTCTTCCAACTTTGGCCGCTTCAATTCGGTTTGCGGTGCAGTTGTCGAACCAGATTTCAAGCGCTCGATTTCAGCTTTTAATGATTCAAGTTCGTCGTCTTTCTCGTGTAGCTTGGCTTTCAATTTCTTTCTAACAGCCGCCGCTTCACGATTAGGCTTAAAACCAGAATCCCCATCATCAGGAGTCGCTACTTCCTCTTGCATCCAGCTTTCAACGTCCTCAGATTCGGCTGATTCTTCTTCCTCGTCTTCGATTTCTTCAACGGTAGTTTCAACAGGTGCAATGGTTACTTTAGCGTCTTGTTGTTCCTCAACCTCGACAACTTCGGTTTCCTGCTCTGCTTCCTCTTCCGCTGCGTTTTGAGCTTTCAGCTCTGCAAGCGTTAATTTCTCTGCCACTTTTTATCCTCGTAGTGTAACGATTAATTATCTATGTCTATGCTCGGACATATACGAGTATTGACATTGTAGTGATAACGGCTTATAACATATATATGAATTAATTTCGTATGAATGAGGTGCTTATGTTTAAGATGCTTAAAAGTCTAAAACCGAAGTGTAAGCATGAATACACAAGCAAGAGATACACAGCAATATTCCCGTCATGGACAAAGAGCATGCTAGTTCAGCATTGGGGTGAGCCTCCTAGATGGACAACCTCAATATATATTGGGTTCATGTATCAGGGCATGCATGCGACCTGCGACAAGTGCGGGGATGTTGAAAGCTTTGCCGAAGATATAGATGCTCCAGTTTTAATGCCGACGCCAGAGCAACTAAAAAATCCAATTACAGGGGAATTGCCAGAGATATGAGCAAACCAAACAAACACACAAAGATGATTCACGCCAAAGGCTACAAGGTGCAAGATTTCCTTGACTATTGGCAGATTACACGGCGCACGTATGACAACTACTGCGCCAACGAAAAGATGCACGATAAGCTGCATAAAATGATAAAGGGGATGGAGTGATGGTTTTATTGCTATTCGTGGTGGCTTTAGTTGCTTTTCATGCGGGAGCTGCTTACGCGGGGCTTTGTGGTAGTGATTACAGACAAAGCGCCAAGTTAAGCATGGGTATACAGGTAGGGGAAAGCGAAAAGGCTATTGGCTTTCTGACAGAATGCAAATAAACAAAGGAGATTGATTGTGAAAAGATACAGAGAAGAATTGAAAGGTTACTCAAAAAGGCTAGCCGATAGACTAGCTGTTGATGTTAAAAACGGAGTGATAACGCCAAAGCAGGCTGAGGATACTTATACCCAAGATGCAAAAAGGCTTCATTTGTTAAGTTGCGCAGTAATGGAAGAAAAGTTAAAGCCAGCACCTGATCCTATCATCATAAGCAAGGATGAATTAAAAAACATGGTGGTAGTCAAATGACCTACGAACAAAAGCTAAACCGTGAAGCGATGATACGCCGCATCTATAAAGTCATTCAAAAATAGAAAGCCGATAAGCGCCGTGAGCATTACAGTGCGTTGCGTGATAAGTGGGAGGGCAGATTGTGAAGCCGAGAATTAGGGTTAAAGTAGACGGAGGTGTGACGATTTTCCTCACGGAGAACGAATGCAGCATTGAGCGCATACGAGAAATTTACTCGGGCAGAACAAGAGAAGATTTAGAGAAAGAATTACAAGAGTTGACCAAATTCCCGACAGTGCATTTCTCCACAGTGGAGGCAGCACTGTACGCGATAGCGGTATCCGTGTTTGTTGTTACATCCCTTTATTGGGCTATTTGTGAGGTTAGTAAATTATGAACAACCAAGAAAACCAGATACGCGCCAAGCTTTGCGCTAAGTCAGTGGTTAACGAGTATAACGGTGCGAGTTATGAAAACCATGACATAAGCAAAATGAATATGCAGTTTGATTTAGATTGGGAGGAAGTTTACGGATACCACCCGATAGAGGCTGCGGATTGGGAGAAGGGCTTTAATGGGGTGGAAGGATGAAACTAATCAAACAACTAAACAAAGAGGTTGATTACACAGAATGGCAATTGCGCAGATAATTATGCTCTTTTGCTTTTATTGCTGGCGTGGCTATCGGTGCGTTTATTGGTGGCGCATTATGAAACCACACATAAAGAAAGTTAATGGCATGTGGCGTTGTTACCTAAACGGAGCATTTTCAGTAGGTGAAACGCCGCGCCAATGTTACCGGGTTATTATGGAGAGAGAATTAAGACTGGTCATTTGTTCGTAGGGGCTTAACGCCCCACCCCTTGACGCAACTTCATAACGTTATCTATCCGCTTGCCCTCAGTACTAACCGCAATATCACGCATCTGCAACCCTGCCTTCTGCGCTTCGATAATCACTTTCTGGCGGTCTGTATCAGCTTTGTATTGGTCGATTTGAAGCTTAATGCGGTCGTTTTCTTCATTCATAATCGCCGCTTGACCTTCCTGCATTCTCGCTTGACCTTCCATAAGTAGGGCTTGCGTTTGTGCATCAGGCTGCTTATTCTGTTGCGCCTGCATTAGCATCTGTTCTTCTTCTGGCGTTTCTGGCTTCTTGATACCTTGAAGAATTAACTGTTTACGCGCATAGTCTCGTACGTCTTCCATGTGTGAGCCTTCAAGCATGGTTAGGTACTCGTTTAATAGAATGTTGCGCATAGGGTCGCCAGGTGGCAAGCCGTTTATTAATTCTTTCAACTCTTCACGGTTCTGCGACTTAACTGATTCAAACGATGGGCCAATATCCGCATATACATCAAACATCATCTTGCGCACATCGTTTACAATCTGCGTTTGCATGTTTGACCAATCAATCTCAGCCTTGTTAATCGTTTCTTTCGATGTTGTACCATCAAGCTGAACAAGTACAATCTCTTGCTCACTATCCATCACGTCGCGGAACATTGACGCATACACTTCACCATCACGGCGCATGGCGTACTTGTGGTGGTCTTGGTACGTGTAAGACTGCATGTCTAAGCGCTTCTGTAACGCTTGCACGGCTTTACCAGACAATGACGGGTCAGTGATATCTTGCGGTAAGCCTGGACTTGCTACATCATCAACCGCCATGCGCGACTCGCCAATCGCTGCCATTAGTGCAGGTGGCACGTTTGCATCAGGCGTTTGCCCAACGGGGCCAACTGGCAACGGATTGCCGCTACTGTCAAGATGATTCTGTTTCAGATATGGGTAGTTGTTATCAGGTCCATTAAGATTATACATGTCCTCATAGCCTGCAATCTGCTCGTCAGTGAAGATAGGCTTACTTCTACCGCTGCGGCTAACAATATCCGCTAGGTACGATAGCTGGAAGTTGCGTAATCGCTGTGGGTCTTTAGCTAGGCGAACAATACCCTCGTAATGCTCCTCACCCTCAACAAATTGACGTTCGCCATACTGCGGGATAATCGGCAAATGCTCACCCGCAATACGATTTTCAGCCATAATGCCAGCGCCACTGGCGATGTATTCAGTAACGACATAGCGCTTAACGGTTTTCTCTGATTCAAACTCAAAGCCACCATCAATTAAATCATCTTCGTCAACTTCGTCTTGCTGCAATACACGACGATTACCAAACTCATCAGCAAAGGTGTAATACTTAACTTTCTTCAAGACACGGTGATAAAACTTAACGATGTTTACTTTGTCGTCTTGCCCCACCCATGGGAATGTATAGCTATGCTCTGGCTCTGCAAAGCTTGAAGGTGGCGTGTAGTCACAACCTAACTCTTCGCATAACCCCTTATAGGCATCATGCGAATACGGGTAGAGCACTGCCACATACTTAGCATCTGACTTGTCGATTAGCTGCGCGTTTGGATCCCAAAACACACGGTTATTAGCCTCGAATATTGGCTCGCGTATAATACGTTGCCTGTCGTCGTCTTCGAGGTTATTGCGATACTCAGTCGTTAAACGCCATGCGCCAACACCACACACAACCGCTTCTTGGCTGGCATTCTTCTTAGCCTCTTGCGATTTGTTGTTACGCATATCGGCACGATACGCACCATCCATAATCTCAGAAGCTTTTTCAAACGTGTCGTCAACGGGGTCGAAATCGACTTGAATAGGGTTAAGCACCAAGTCGGTGAGAATTTGCCTTTGCGCCTTTCGTATAATGTTAAACTCAAAGCGAGTGGCTAAGTCAGTGCCATTGAGATATTCATCATCCCATTGCGTTACCCATGCAAACAGCATGTCGTCTGCGGCCTTCAAGCGCGTATCATAACCATGTTGATACGCTTTCTCTTGCATCCGCTTTAAGTCTTGAAAGTCTAGCATTTAACGTCCCATTGGTCGCATGGCTTGTGGCCTATGTGTTTTGTTTACTATGCTTTGCGTTATATTAGCACTATTGTCGAAAGATAGCACCACCGCGTCAAACAGGTTGGGCGATGGTATAACTATCTTGCTACCGTCAGGCTGTCTAATGCCGTTACGCATTTCCTGCTTGGTGTAAAACTTAAAAGTATCAGCTGGCTTTAGTGGCATACGACACGCCTCAGACCGTAGCTTTTGTAGGTAGTTAGCAGGTATCGATTCGCTATCAAAGCTAACCAACTCGTCAGGGTCGATATATTTCTTATGCACTACCGCTTCCCATGTTTTGTATACACGCTCTGCAAAGCTAATAATATTTTGTGCTTTCTTGTTACCAAATACGTCTTTGTTCTTTTTACTGTCACGGATATGATACTCCCCAACTGGCTTAAACACTGCTTCTGGGTTGTGTACACCCTCAGAGCCTTTATACATGAAAGTGTTAACCTTTGTACCTTGGAAATTCGCAGCCGCTTGGTCACGCAACAAAGCACCCATCCCATCACAATCCCAGCCAAATGTATCAGCACCCGAAGCCTTAGCATCACGTGAAGCAATATCAAAGGCTCTATTCGCATCCTCTGCATCAATCTCTCGCACATCAGTAAACACCACGCCATGGCGCAGACAGTAACCTTTCGCATCGCTACCAACGTCTGACGGGTCAAACCCTGCCACTTTACCGCCACGCGCTTCAAAGCCAAGTTTCTTGTGCGCATCAATACACGCATCAAACCAATCCGCTTTAATAACGCTGTTGTCGATATCATCGTTGAATGCCCCGTGCCAGATATGGTTAAAGCGCGATTCGCTCATACGCCCCTCGTTTTTCTTCTGCAAATCTTTCTCGTATTCTTCGCGTAGTGATTGGTCGTGCATAAACCATGGGTTATCTTCAAAGCTTACTTTGATAATCATGTGGTAATCATCTTCGTAGTAACCGTCTTTGTCTAGTTGCGCCTGGAATGGCACGATAAATTCTAAACTCATGGGGTCGTTTGCGCTTTCAGGGTTCCAAACGTACCACAACTCTGCACCGTCAACGCCACGTAATGTAGGACCTAGTGTATCAATAGTCTGCTGACTTGTTCGCGCCGCCTCTTCCATCAAGAAATACTTGTACTCAAACGAGCCTTTCATGTCGATAATGTTTTGCATGCCACCAAACGTTATCTTGCCTTTGTTTTTATTTCTTATTTCTCGCTCTGATGGAACAGGAGTGAAACCTTTGAATTTTAGCGCATCGATACGACCGACCATGCCCGCGTAAATTGTGTCCCTAAGTGATTTCATGCGCTCTCGCAACACAAACACGTTAGAACCATTAGCATTAACATCGCCGACCATAGTGTCCATCACCATGATAGATTTCGTGCCAGCTCGACCACCCCAAAAGCACTTGTATTTTTTGTAGTAAAGAATTGCAGGCTCTAGCTTTTCAATAACATAGATAGTCGGTTCTTCATCCGTTGGTCGCATGTTGCCGATTACACCTTTCCACTTGCGGATAAAGTGTGGCGTACCATCTTCATTGATTCTATCCACTACGCCGTAAACGGTTTCCTCTACGTTGCCCGATTGCGCTTTGATGATTGGCGCTATCTTGTCAATTTGCTTGCGTAGTGCAGCTAGGCTCATTTAAAGCTTCCGCTCTTAACACAGAAAAGCAAAACTTCGCCACCCGTGAAGCAGTCTTTTTGCGATGCGTACTTAACAGCATCTTCTGTCTCTAGTGAAAAATCCAATGCCGCCAATGCAAATTTCCAACCTGACCCTATTGAGTGATTGTATTCTAGTTTAGTGTGAGAGCAATAATCACCATCAAAAGTAACAAGGTACGCGCAACCATCTTTTGCGTATATTGCGTTACTATTAGGCTTCACTTCTGGCTTGTCGTCGTGATTTAAAGACATGAGCCTTTCGTCATCTGCTGGATTTCCCGTGAAAAACCAAACTGAGCCATCATCTTTCTTTTTCCATTTAACCGCTTTATCTGTTAGCACAACGCCATCGGCATTAAGCCTACTATCACAAGCTATCTGATTTCTTTCGTGGTCGTATACTATTGTTGTCATTTAATCCCCGCCATATCTGCCAATTCACGAACAAGCCTTTCAAGCTCGTCAACTTTGTTGATGTCTGATTCGGCCTTAACGCCTGCCATCATTTTCTGCATAGTATCGAGTGATATTTCACTCTTACCCGCTTTCTCTAGCAGTAACCGCGCTTTTTGAAGTGCCGTTGAATCTTTCTCAAACTTGATTCGCTCCTTATCGCGACCAAGGCTAGACAGCGCCCATGCAGCAAAAGCACCGTTACCATGCTCACCTGCCGCATGCCAGTAGTCAACTAGCTGGTCAATCATTCCGCTAATCACCTCGTCATACCCCTCATCAGGATAGCGATTACGGTAATCATACAGCGACTGCTTAGATTTAAAGCCAAGGTGCCTAATCGCAATATACTCAACCGTCATAGCATACACTTGGAACTCTTCGCCCTTGTATATGTACGACTTAGTATGCGGATTAGCAAAATAAGCATCAATCGCCTTTTGCAATTCATCCGCAGTCTTGTACTTACGTGACTTTCTCGGTTGCGTTTCGCG